ATCTAAACGCCGCAGGTAACTCTTTCCCGATAGCTTTAAAAAATTCCTTAACCTCGTCTTTGTTTTGTATAAGAAAATCTGAAAAGATTTTAAGACCTTCAGAAAATCCGTCTAACATCGCGCCGCCTGCTATGTTTCGAATGTTACCTAGCAAGGTCATAAAAGCTTCAAGTTGTTTCTTGAAAGAATCTCCGCGAGCTATTTCGTCTTCAGATAAAACAAAACCTTGCGCAGTTTTTGTGACCTCTTGAAAATCTTTTATGAAAGGAACTAATTCGCCGAATTGCTTTCCAAAAAGTTTAACTCCGACGGCGTTTCGTTTCGATGCATCGCCGATTTTATTTAATTTTAAGAAAACATCCTGAAGTGCTTGATCGGTTTTTTTGCCCTTAATAGAAACACCAAGTTTTATGAAAGTAGCCGCAAGTCCTGAATTTCCAAGCTTTGCTTCGCCTAAATTTTTAGAAAATTTATCTAGCGAAGAATTAAACTTTTCTTGATTAACACCTGCTAGGCCCGCAGCGATTGAAAGCCTTTGGTAGCTCTCGACTCCGATGCCAAGTCTATCTGAACTATCTTGCACATTGTCTGCAAAGTCAGAAAAACCTTTTGAAAGAGCAAAAAGTCCCCCGCCGCCGGCACCTACTAAAGCACCAATTTTAAAAAGAAGCCCTTGAAGCTCGCTAGAGGCATCGCCTACAGCACGCCCAAAATTTCCCGCAGCTTTTCCAAATTGATTAAGACCGCTCGCGCCTTTCAAAAGACGAAAAGAATTATTGAGCTTGCCTAAGCCGGATTGTGCAAAGCGCTTATTGATTTCTTTGAATTTAGCTGTGGCCTTGTCTGTCGCCGAAACTACAACTTCAAGCCCTAGCTTTTTATCTTTTGCCATTGTGAGCTTTTGCTAATTCCTTTCCGACCTCTTCAGCCCTATCTAACCAAAATTTTAAATCGTCAGCGTTAAACCTTTCCACTTCGCTAGGCGGCCAATGGAAAAAATAAGCAAGAGAGCCTATGCACTCTCGCCAGTTTCGAGGCCACCTACCATAAAAACCGAAACAACTTCTAACACCTTCATATAGTCTTTCACGCAAAGCTTGTTCATTACGCTTGGGGGCTGTTTACAAAGTGCGCCCGCAAGGTCGAGCAAGTCCCCTTGTTTTGGCTCAAGGGGTAGCCCACGCATTTCTTTTGCTGTGGGCTCCGAAAATTCTAATTCAGCGATTAAGTCGCCGCCATGTTGGATAGGTTTTAGAAGTTTAAGCTTCATAACTTAAGCTACCTCGTCAGCGTCTAGCCCTTCAAAGCGTGCTTCGATTTCACCCTCTTCTGTGGTGACGTTGCCGTCAGCCGCCCACCAAGCGTCGCGAAGTACAATCACCTTGCCGTTAGCAAGCTCAAGTGTAAGTGTCGCGTCTTTGGTATTCACTAGAGCTTTAAGGTCTAGCTCAGCGCTGTCAGTAATAGAGCCCTCTACAAAAGGAGCTTGAGGCATTTCTTTGTAGCCGTGCACTTGATCGGCACCAACTACAGCCTCGCGTTTTGCTTGCCCAAGGTTATATGTCCAAGAGCCTTTCATGCGAACCTGTTCGCCGTTAATCTTTCCGAATAAAATTCCGCCAACTCTTTCAGCCATAAAATTCTTTTCCTTTCCTTAGAGCAAGTATTGAATCTGCACGCCTAAGACCACAAGTTGATTTATGAGGTCGGGCGACATACGAATATCGAGACGGTTAGGGTCACTTGAATTGATTTCGACAATCAAGTCATTTTTGAATTGATCGAATCCTTCAACTAAACCTTTAAGCTCCCACTCTTTAAAGATGTTAAAACATTCTGCTTTAGCTACTTTAGGAGTGATAACCGCTTGACCGGGGCCGAAACGAGTACCGTCTTTAGCAAGCTTGTGTCTTGGATAACGTGAAGTCATGCGCGCTTTGAAGCTGTATCTCAAATAAGAGAGAGTTAAGAGTACGTTGACATCAAGATAAGAAATATCAGGTACAGCAAAAGCATTTAGCTGATAAGTTGTGATAGCTCTTTCAATTTGCACAACACTTCCGGGGCCTACGTTCAAAGACGCAATCCCATCAAAAAGAAGAGTGTTTCTTTCAGACCATACAAATCTATCAGCTTCGCTAGGCGGTAAAACACCTGCTAACTGCAAAGTTTGAAAAGGTCTTGCTGGGTCGATAGCACCTTGAAGTGCAATAACTCCCGCAATAGCCGCTGCAATTTCTTCGGGCGGTGTTGGATATTTATACGCGCCGAAAATACAAGAATGTTTTGAGTTTCTTGAATTTCCGAGAGTAGTTAAATTTCCTACAGTGTCAGAAGCCGCAGCGATAGCCACGCCTTCGTTTTGTCTAATTGGCCCCCAGCGGTCTAAAAGCTCAGCTTCTAGTGCTGTGAGTGAAGTAGCATCAACATAGGGGTTAGCAATAATATGGTACTGCTCTTCGCCCATTGCAGAGATAAGGTTAGTCAAAACGGGGTTAGTCGCACCACTCGCCATAGCGACGATTGCAACAGATACGCCCGCAGGCGTCGCTTCATCAACTTGATAGTTAAGACGAAGGTCAATTTTATTTCCGTTTGTCCCTTTGTTTTTCGCAGTAACAGTGACGACGTTTGTAGAAACACCGCTTGTGACAGGTAAATCAGTAGCAGCGTTAATTGCTGCATTAATTGCTGCGGCAATGTCATTTTGTGCATCCCCGCTCGCAACAGCAACTTGCACAAGCTGACCGCCGATATAAATGCTCAAAGTCCCTGCGGCTGTCGCGGGGCCTGTTATCGTGAAAGTACCAGTAGCCGCAACACCTGAGCCGTGGTCAGCAACAGGAATTGCCCACACTTCGGTTGACTTGTTATTTTTAAACCATTTAACAAACATTCGGTGAAGCATCGAGCCCACACCGAAAAGAGATTTTGCTTGATCGGCACTCGTTACAAGAACGGGCACTTCAACAGTAGCCGAACCCGCGCTAGTTTTTTGCCCGATGATAAGCGCTTTATAAACTTGAAGCGCTAAGCCTTGAACTGCGCGAGAGTTATCAAACTCTGCATAGAACAACGGCACGCGAATGTTACTTGGGATTTCATTAAAAGAAATTGCCATACTTATTTATCTCCCTCTTTTTTAGCCTTTTTTACCTCGGACGATTTCGCGGCCTCGGCTATTTTTGCATTTTCTACAAGCACGACATCCCCGTCTTTCAGGCGTCGCACCCAGTAAGTGCTCATTTCCACTATTCGGCCCTCTACAGGGAGAATCTGTTTTGTTTTCTCGTCCCGTACTAGGAGCCCCTCTTTTGGTTTTAAGTGTACTCTTTCCATATTCATCCATTCCTTTTTAAGTAGGGCTTACGTCAGCCGTCCCTTCCATATCGGGAGTATTCGCGCCGCCTACTTCATATTTAAAGTCGGCACCCTCATAAGGTCTTAAGTTTTGCACGTCGGGGGCATACGCATAGTAGGTAGCTTCAAAATTCAAAATCGCCGAACCCGTTAGCGTGTCCCCTTCAGGTTTTTGTATCAAGTCAGTCGATACAAGCCTGCAATCACTCACCTTACAATTTAAAGTCTCGTCTACATGAATGGCATTTTCAACACCAAGACATAAAGCATCCAATAAATCATCCGCTTTCTCGTCGTCCTGCACAACTATTTCAATTGCTATCGTCAAAACTCTTTTAAGTCTTCTAGGTGCCTCGTCTAACACTTCCGCTGTTTCTTGAAGTGTATAAACACCAAGTGCGGGTAACTCTTCATTTTGCCAAATAGGGCGAAAACGGTTTTTTGAAAAAGAAGTAACGCCTTTGACTTTATCTTTTAGAATCGTAAAAACCGAATCTCTTATTTGCTGACGTGGGTGCAAAACATCGCCGCTCATATTTTATGCAAGAAAAGTCTTGCTCCCCCATGTACGTCTTTTTGCACTTCTGTGATTCTATATTTCTGGTCTTGCACAAGTACCATATCGCCATTTTGCGGTGCTTGCGGAAGGTCAGAAAGTTTGATTCCAAGATTCGGGACTAAACTAGAAACTACCACTTGAGTGTCAGGGTCTACCGCTCGGTATTCATTGTCGAAAATACCCCTACAATCAAATGCGACACCTGATTTTGGGATGTATTTGAACGAGCCTGTCTCACCAACTCCAAAAGTATTTAAGCAGTGCTCGAGCACAAGCTCTGTTTTACTATCCCATGTCATAAATCGAGAAAGGGGCCGAAGGTGCTAGCCCTTCAAGCCCCCCTTAAATTCCTTTTTCTATTTCTTAAGCGACAATACCGAGACGCACTTTTCCAAGTGTTTCGCCCGCGCCTGAGCCAACAGCCTCAACAGCCACACCGATTAAGGTATTTCCGCTTGAAGTAGTGGTGCAATACTTGTTGGTGTTGTCCCAATAAATTTTTGCGCCTACTGTCCACGCTTGTGAACCAACTTTTGCAAGTTGAAACACGCCTTTAATTGCAAAATTTCCTACTTCGGCGTTAGCTAAAGTTT